CTGGCGGACCGGGCGGCGGGGGCGCAAGCCAATCCGTCGTTGGGGTTCGGGATTACCGAGCAATACATCCGCGATGAGTTCCACGCGTTGCCGGCGACGGAGTTCGGTCGCGAGCGGCTGGGCATCGTGCCGGCGGGCGAGTCGGCGTCCGCGGTTCCTCCGGCGGTGTGGGACGACGCTCAAGACGAGTCGTCCACGTTGCCGGAGTCGGCGGAGGTGACGTTCGCGGTGGACGTGTCGCCAGGAGGTCGCTCGGCGGCCATCGCGGTGGCGGGCGTGCGTTCCGATGGTCGGCGGCACCTTGAGCTGGTGGAACACCGCCCCGGTACGGACTGGCTGGTGGATCGGGCGTTGCAGATGGATGCGGCGTGGCCGTGCCAGTGGGTGGCTGATCCGGCTGGCCCTGCGGGGCCGGTGGTGGCGGCGCTGGTCGCTGCCGGGATTCGGGTGCGGTCGGCGTCGGGTCGGGATCTGTCGGTGGCGGCCGGGGGTCTAGTGGCGGCCTTGTCGTCGGGTGCGGTGGCGGTGCGTCCGCATCCGATGCTGACTGCTGCGGTGGAAGTGGCCCGCGCGAAGCCGACCGGGGACGGGGCGTGGACGTGGACCAGGCGGGACGCGACGAAGGACATATCGCCGGTGGTGGCGGCGTCGTTGGCAGTGTGGGCGGCTGCCCAGCAGCCGGAGTACGACGTTCTCGATTCGATCTTGTGAGGTGGCGATGGCTGACGTGGTGACCACGATCCTAGAATCCCTCGCCGCGTTGCTGTTGGCCGCTGGTGCGGGTGTGACGGTCGCCGCGCTCATCGGTGCCGGACTCGGTGTCGGTGTCGGGCTGATGGTGGCGGCCGTGGTGCTACTGGCTGTGTCATGGTGGGCGGCCCGCTCGTGAGCCTGTTCTTCCGCAGCGAGCATCGGGCGATCTCCCCTCAGGCGTTCGACAACTTCCTGTCCGGTGACGACACGGTGTCGCTGTCCATCGGGGACAAGGCGCTTCGCCTCACCCCGGTCTACTCGGCTGTGGCCCTGCTGGCGGATTCGGTGGCGTCGCTGCCGGTCCATGCCTACCGGTCGCGTACCGACGGCACCCGTGAACGGCTGCCCGGCTACCCCCTGCTGAGCGAACCGGCGGCGGTGGGCACCGTGTACGACTGGCTACACCGGGCGATGGTGTCGCTGCTGCTGCGCGGCAACGCCTACGGGCTGGTCACTGCCCGCAACCGGGAAGGGTGGCCGGTGTCGGTCGAATGGCTCAACCCGGTCGATGTGACCGTGGATGAGTCCACCGCCCTGCCCTGCTACTACGTCAAGGGCCGCGAGATCCCCACCGCCCAACTGCTGCACCTCGTGGCGTTCGCCCGACCCGGCAAGGCCACAGGGCTGTCACCGATCCAATCGTTTGCCCAGACCATCGACCTCGGCCTGGACGCGCAGAAGGCGGCGCGGGACTGGTACCGCAACGGCACCCGCCCGTCGCAGTCGCTGAAGAACACGGCCCGCACGTTGGACTCGGCTCAGTCGAAGGTCGTGCGGGAGCGATTCAAGGCCACCGCCGGCAATGGGGATGTGTTCGTCCACGGGTCGGACTGGGAGCTGTCCCAGGTCGGCGTCAGCGCCCAAGACGCGCAGTTCTTGGACGCGATCAAGGCGACTGCGACTCAGGTAGCGGCGATCTACCGCATCCCACCGGAGAAGATCGGCGGGGAGACCGGATCGTCACTGACGTATGCGACCGTCGAGCAGCAGTCCATCGACTTCCTGACCCATTCACTGCGGCCGTGGCTGGTGCGCGTGGAGCAAGCGCTCAGTGCGCAGATGCCCCGCGGCACCTACGCCAAGTTCAACGCCGACGCGATGATCCGCACCGACCTCCTGACCCGCTACCAGGCGCATGAGATCGCGCTACGCACCGGGCTGGAGACGTTGGACGAGGGGCGACTGTTGGAAGACAAGGCGCCGCTCACGGATGCCGAGAAAAGCGCATGGCTGGCCGCCTATAAGCCGACCCTGCAACCGCCGAAACCCGATGCCGCCCGTTCGCGGGCCGACGATGAGAAGGGCGCGTGATGACCAAGACTCTGGAACGCCGCTACACCACGGCCGGATTCGAGTACCGCGCCAGCGGTGACCGGACACCGGGCACGATGCGCGGCTACGCCCTGAAGTGGGATCGCCTGTCGCAGAACCTCGGCGGATTCGTGGAACGCGTCGCCCCCGGTGCGGTGAACCTGGGCGACGGGTCCGACGTGCTGGCCCGCTACAACCACGAAGACGACTACCTGTTGGGGCGTACGTCGTCGGGCACCCTGCGCCTGTCGGTGGACGACATCGGCTTGGTGTACGAGGTCGATCTGCCCGACACCACCGCCGGGCGGGATGTGGCGGTGCTGATGGAACGCGGGGACGTATCCCAGTCGTCGTTCGCGTTCTACGTGCCCCCGGACGGCGATTCGTGGTCCACCACCGAAGAGGGATTCCCGCTGCGCACGCTGCGTCAGATCCAGTTGGTAGACGTGGCCCCGGTCAACACTCCCGCCTACCTGGACACCGAGGCCGGGCTACGGTCCCTGGCCGAGTCCCGCGGCGTGGATCTGGATGTGGTGCGACGCGCAGCGGCGGACAACGACCTGGCCGCCATCGTCACCCCCCCGGCTCCGCAGCCGCTGCCGGCCCCGACTGCTGCCGCCCGTCTGCGTGCCTACAGTGCGCGCCGCCCCCTGGACTACTACCGCCGGTAGGTCCATCCCCTGATTGTGCTCCCGGTGACGCGGGACAGGTCGGTGTCGGTGCCCCCGGCGCTTCCTGTCGGCGGTCGGGAGGGACGAAGAGGCGCCCCCGTCTTCGTCACCGTTCACCACCCAACTCATTCCACAAGGAGTAACCCGTCATGGTTGACGACTTCATGCGGCGTCTCAACGACAGCCGTCTCAACGCTTGGGAGAACGCCAAGCACATCCTCGAACGCGCCGCCGAAGAGGGCCGCGACCTGTCCGCAGAGGAAGAGGCCGCTTTCGAGCGCGCTAACGCCGATGTGAACGCTCTTGATGAGCGGCTGTCCAGCCTGCTCGACGCGGAGAAGCGCGGCGCGGACCTCGCGGAAGCGATGCGCGGCATCGAGTCCCGCCCCGTGGACGCCCCCGCCGCTGCGGCAGCTCCCGCCGACGATCTGCGGGCGTTCCTGCGCGGTGAGACTCGCGCGCTGACGTTCAAGCCGACCGTGGCTGAACTGCGTGACCTGACCAAGGGCACTGCCGCCTCCGGTGGCGCGACCGTCCCGACCACGTTCGGTGGCATGCTGTGGGCGCACCTCATCGAGACCGCGACCATCGCCGGTATCTCGACGGTGCTGAACACCGACTCGGGTGAGCCGATGACCCTTCCGGTCACGACCTCGCATTCCTCGGCTGCGCTGATCGCTGAAAACGCGACCATCACCGAGTCCGATCCGGCGTTCACCACTCGCGACCTGTCGGCGTACAAGTACGCCGTGGCTATCCAGGCGCCGAACGAACTGATCACTGATACCGGCGTGGACCTTGAGGGTTACCTCGCCATGCAGGCCGGTCGCGCGGTCGGCAACGCCCTCGGCGCTCACCTGGCGACCGGCACCGGTTCCTCGCAGCCCGCGGGCATCGTCACCGGCGCCACGACCGGCGTCACCGGCGGCACCGCGGTGTCGGGTGCGTTCACCGCTGACAACCTGATCGACCTGTACTTCTCGGTGATTGCGCCTTACCGCAACTCCCCGAAGTGCGGATGGATCATGAAGGACGCCACGCTCGCGGCTGTCCGCAAGTTGAAGGACACCACCAACCAGTACCTGTGGCAGCCGGGGCTGGTTGCCGGTGCCCCGGACATGCTGCTCGGCAAGCCCGTCTACACCGATCCCAACATCGCCGCGGTGGCGCTGTCGGCCAAGTCGGTCGTGTTCGGTGACCTCGGCGCGTACGTGACCCGCATCGTCGGTGGCGTGCGGTTCGAGCAGTCGGCGGACTTCGCCTTCGGCACCGATCAGGTGACGTTCCGTTGCATCGTGCGCGGCGACGGGATCTTGGCGGACCAGACCGGAGCCGTCAAGTTGTTCGCTGGGGGCGCTAGTTAGTCCCCTCTGAGTGGCTCAGGTTGGCGGGCGGTTCTACGCGGCCCGCCCGCCTTCCTGATCGGTTGTCAGAGGTTTCCTGTTGGGTTCGAGGGAAGGGGCGTCGGTCATGGCGCGAGTCAAGATGATCACCCGAGTGTCGGGCACCCGTGACGGTGTGGACTGGCCGCCGCGTGGCGGTGAGTTGGATGTGCCGGCGAATGAGGCGGCGGATCTTGTGGCCGCTGGGTATGCGGTGGCGGTGGAGTCGGCCCCGGAGTCTGCTGCGGTGGATACGAAGCCGACGAAGCGCGCTGCCGCGAAGCCTGAGAAGCGCGGCTAGGTTCACATGCCGTCGTCGTACCCGTCTGGGTTGGATGCGTTGCAGCGGGTCGCTGCGGGCGATTCGATGCAGTCCACGTCACATTCGGGGTTGCATAACTCGCAGTCTGACGCGATTGAGGCGATCCAAACTGTCCTGGGGCTGAGCCCGCAGGGTGGTAGTGCCACGGTGGGGGCGCGGTGTGCGGCTTTGGAGTCGGATGTGACGGGACTTGTGTCGGACCTGGCTGGTAAAGCGGCGTCGGTCCACTCCCACGCACAGTCGGACGTGACGGGACTAGACACCGCGCTATCGGGCAAGGCGTCCACCACTCACGCGTCCACTCACGCCCCGGCCGGGTCCGATCCGCTCACTGTCGCCCAGTCGCAGGTCACCGGACTACCCGCTGACCTCGCCGCCCGAGTCACCGGCCCCGCATCCTCCACCGACAACACCCTTCCCCGTTTCGACCTGGCCACCGGCAAAGTCCTGCAAGGGTCCGGCGTCACCGTCGACGACTCCAACAACATCAGCGGCCTCGGCACCGTCGCCGGTACCGGTTTGGCGGGGTCGTTGCTGTCTAGCGCGTCGCCGGTGATGGATGGGGTGGCGGCGGCGGGGACCGGTGTGGTGCCGTCCCGTCAGGATCATGTGCACCCCACGGACACAAGCCGGGCACCGACAGCGTCACCCACGTTCACGGGGCGGGTGACGGTGGCGTCCGGTGCGGCTAACGGCATCTCCCAGTCGGGGACGTTGGACCTGGTGGGCACCGGGTCCCCGG